AAATGGCACGGCTTTTTCTCTTGCGGGCTGAATAAACGCCCGAGTCTCCGTCCCGTTTACCTTCACCGTCTGTCCATACTTTCGTAAAATGCGGGCAATGCTCGGCTTCATCCCCGCACCCCCCGAACGGAGAAATTCTCCGCCTTCACATAGGGGGCCATCAGCCGTTTGGCCTCTTTTCGCAGGTCTTTTGCCGTCTCGCTGCCTTCCGTCTCCGTTACAGATACGTCCCCCGCCGTGAAACGTAAGGCTCCGCCCCGTCCGGTAATCAGCCCTGCCGCGGCGCTCATCGCCGCCGCACAGAGAAACGCCGCGCGGCACTGCTCCGCCGTTATGCCGTCCCGGAGCCTCTCCGTCCAATCCTTTTCAGCCGCCGCGCACAATAGCGCCAGCAGCCCCGCTTCATCCCCTCCCGCGCCGGAGAGGGGTGTTGCCAGCGTCAAAATATCCTCTTGCATCTTCCGCGCCTCCCTTCTGTTCCCACTCAGGCGGCAGAACCGCTCAGATTACCAGAACCTTGCTCGCCTCTGTAAACAGCTTGGCGAATCCGGAGATGGACGTGATTGCCGCCCGCTCCAGCTGTCGGTCGATCAGCTTGTCGTATTCCACCAGCACATCACCGGCACAGATCTGCTCCAAGGCATACCCCTTGTCAAGGCCGATCATCTTGCCGGCTGGCATGGCGCTGGTTCTCAGCAGCGTGGCCCCCAGCGGAGTGGTCAGCGTGCCGGTTCCCTGAAAATTTAAGCCCGTCAGCGGATTCTGGAATTCACTGAGCTTCAACAGCTTCAGCATCACGTCGCCGCCCACCAGCATGGTGTTCATGGTGTACGGATCAAACTGGCTCCAGAATTCCAACAGCGCGTCATAGCTCAGCGTACCCTTGGTTCCGGACACAGGCGCGGTGCCGATGGTATAGATTGGGGCGGCATTACCGTTGCCGTCGCCGTCGCACAGCACCTTGATAGCGTCCTGCAAATGCATTCTGCCGATGTAAGCGCCGATCTGGCGCAGCGTCACCGAGAACAAATCCAGTCTCTGGAACCGGATCGCCTCATAGGACGCCACCAGCATCCGGCCTCTTTTGTGCAGCCGCACGAGATTCTCCTGCGTCCGGATCGTGGTAGACGGGATGGTACTGCCCTCTTCCACACGCTTGAGTTCCTTTTCCTTCTCCGTGGGCACAGATGCGATGGATCGGTAATCCATCCCCTCCACATTCGTCACCGTGGCAGTGATGGCGGGCAGAATGCTTTCCTCCTCCATCCCCTGGCGCACCACACGGGACACAAACTCCGGGAACAGCACGGCGGAGTCGCTGGTCTTGAAAAACTTCTCCACGCGGTCGCTGCCCGCGCCCTTAACTTTGATGTCAAAGCGCTTGAGCTGGCGCTGAAACGCATCCAGTCCCTCCGCGGGGGTGCCGCGGTAATTTTCGCTGGGGTCCAGTTCCTCCAACGCCTGAGAAAAGCTGCGGCCCGACTGACCGTACATGCCCTTTTCCAGTCTGATATTTTCGTAATGATAAGCCATATGCTCTGTCCTCCTCATACTATTTTTCGATGAAATTCTTTCATCAAAGCTGCCGCACAAAGCGCGTCAGCCCGTATCATGCAGAATTCAACGCGCTGTGTGCTGTAAATAACATTCAATGTTTTACAGCGCAAATACAACGACTTTCGCTGTCGTATCCGCATCCACTACGAGATAGTTCCGCCCCGTGGAATCAACCTTAACGCCGCCGCTTCCGTCTGCGGACAGCTTGCACCAGCCCGCAGTGGGCGCGGTGTCACCGGTATAGTCGGCGGTGATAAACCCGCCCAACTGCACGGCGCAGGCGTCTCCACCCCGGCCCAGAGAGATTGCCTGTCCACAGAATGCGTCTCCCGCGCTGCACAAGCCTACGCTTCCGTTTCCGCTCACCTTCACCAGATCGCCCTCCTGAACACCCGCGCAGGCAAATGTGGCCGCCCACTGTCCAATGCCCTCAAAAGAAATTTTCATCGTGCTCCTCCTCAATATTGATTGTTTGGATTTCACCGCCAAGCCGCTCCACGCAAGTCATTTCCGCGCGCCGCCGCTCCCAGCTCCCTCCTTTATGTAGCAGGCGTGACGCGTCACACCCGGAACACCTCTCCGTCTCCGTCCTTCATTTCGCGGCCCGCTCTGCGCAGCTGGATGGAAAGCCGCTTCTCCGTCCGCGCTTCATAGGCTTTTTTCAGTTCCAGCAGCTCCGATTCCTCCAGCTTGTCCGCAATGCCCTGAAACACGATTCCATCCAAGTCCTCATCGCTTACCAGCGCCAGACGAACCACCTCCCGGCGCAGGCCCGCCAGATAGCTTCTTCCCATCTCCGCCTGCTTCTGCAAGGTGTCCCATGCCTCTCGAAACTCCTTTTTCTGCCCCACGTACTGCGCAAGACCCGTATCCGTCTTTTGGCCGAAGCGCTTCAGAACTCCCGCCTCTCTCTGGGCGGGTACCGCCACAAAGGACCATTCATAGGCGTCAGTCGGCTCCCTCAGTTCCGCATAGCACAGCTGAGAACCATAGGTCTGCCCCTTTTGGTGCTGGCAGGTTCCGCTTTCCTCTCCGCAGATGGAGCATACGCTCCGCCCCACCGCACAGCCCACGGAGACTTCCTTTTTGATGCCGCCCTCGATTTCTGCGATCAGGTCGGCGTTTTTCTCCGTTTTCAGCAGATAGGCCCATGCTTTCAAATAACAGTATCCATCGCCCGCCGCCGTGACTCGTCCCGCTTCCCGTGCCATCTCCGTCCGATAGATTCTCGCCGTCTGCCCCAGCGCCGACCACTGATGGTCAAACACGCCGCTCTTCCCCACGAACAGATCGCCCAGTGTGCTGAGCGCTGGCTCGTCGAACCGTTCAAAGTCCCGGTCCACCTCGTTGTCACACAGCCGCACCGCAAAGGTGTACACCTCGTCCGCCGTCAGAATCTTTTTGGCGAATCGGTTGATGCAGCTCATGTCATCCTCTCCGACAACCCATTGCTCCGCAGCCCCCGCGTCCTTTCGTACATCCATTCTTCCGCCCCTCTTTCAAAAAAATTGTTTGAGTGATCACTCCGCTGAATTACGACCGCATTTTCTCCGTCTCCTGCCGGTCGTTTTCAAGTCTCAGCTTTCGCGCCTGCTCCAGATACAGCGCCGCCCTCGCGTCTTCCACCTCGTCCTGCAAATTGATGTCCTCCCAAACCAGCTCAAAGCTGCACCCATATCCATGCATACGGAGCCACAGTCTGCAAACCTGTTCCACCGCAGGCGCCAGCGACCGCCGGATGGCTGTGATCTCGGTGGTCAGCATGTCCGCCTGCTGAGAGCTCATCCGCTCCGTGGAATTCCAGCACAGCCCCAGCATGAAGGGCGGAATTCCGGTTTTCGCGACGATTTGTTCAAAAATCTGCAGCACCGGAATCTCACTGTCCAAGATCTGTTCATCCGCGCCGATGGCTTTGATCTCCACATCGCCCACGGCAACAAAATCCCGCACCCGTCCGTTTTTCGCGTCCTGCATGGCGGCGGACCACTCTTCCGCCAGTTGTCGGCTCCGCTCCGCCGCCTGTCCCCGGCCATCCTCACCGGGTTTGCAGGTCACCGCAAACCGCACATTGCCGCACCGCTCCCAGTTGACTCCCACAGTGTGATAGATTTTCATCAGGATGTCCGCCAAAAACGGCATGGATCGCAGCAGCGACACGCCGTAGGGATTTCCCGTCTCCGGGTTAAACGGCGTGAACAGCAGCAGCTCCTGCCGGGGCAGCGGCCCCATCCGTCCCGACTCGTCCCGGCCGCAGAGGCAAAAATCCAGCGGATTATCCCCCTCCTGAATCTCCACGTCCTCTGCCCGGCCGCACAGCAGCGCCGCGATCTCCCGCCCGTTTCCCGTGGGCACAATCTAGCCCACAGCTCGGCCGCAGGTCAGCAGTGAATCCAGATAACACTCCAAAAACGCATTGATTCCCCGTTGTCCCCGCCCCGCCGGAACGGTGCGCAAAAACTCTTGCAGCTCCCGTTCCGCCCGCACCTCTGCGCACTTGACGGATACGCCTCCGGTCATCCTCACCAGCTTGTAGATTGCCGCGTCCACCAGCGGAACGCCCTCCCGGATGGCCCGGTACAGCCGGATTTCTCCTTCACGCAGCGGTACGTATCCATCCAAAATGCCGAAGGGATGACGTTCCGCGTTCCGCAGTTGTACCGCTGCCGCCGTTTCCGGCTCCTGTCTTTTCTTCCCGAATTTCATGATTGCTCCTCCCGCATGCTCCCGACGGCATCCCCCGATTCGCCGCCCGCGTCTTCGATGCGCCTCTGCGCCGAAAATTCACAGTGCCGCCTCACATTTCCCGCTCTACCCATGTGGCGGCAAATCCGGCTCCCTGTGGCTTTGCGATGCTCATGGCAAAGTAGCGCAGGTCGTCCATGGCGTGGTCATTTTCTTTTTTCGGCGCATCCCAGTTACCGGACTCCCAGCAGTACCCTTCCATCTCCCGCAGGCAGTCTTCGCAGCCTTCGCAAATAACAATTTTTCCGCTTTTCAGAGCGTCCGCCGTGGTCCGAATTCCGTCCAGCACGTTGTTGTCCGCCTTTTCCACTGAAAACCCCGCCTGCCGCAGCGCCGTGATAAAGCTGGCCGCCGACGGGTCCGCCACCACCGTTTCCA